AACCAGCGCGCACGAGCTGGGCGAGATAGGCGACCGTCGATTTCTCCGTCGCCTCAGCGGCAATCAGCAGCATTGGCAGGTCAAAGACCTTCAGCACCCGGATGGCTGTCCAGATGCGCTGGCGCATCGAGCGGGGCGTAAAGCGCTTGGGCAGCTTCTTCGCAGCCCGCATGGTCGGCGGCGCGTCCTGCGCTGCGGCAATCTTGGCCATCTGGAAAAGTCCTGTTCGTTCAATCGAGACGATCAGCCCGTCCTTCTTCCAGGCGCGCAGCTGCCTAGCGACGATCTCGACGTCGATGTCGGTGCGTCGCACCAGGTCGGTGATGGAGAGCGGCTCAGCGGCGTAGCGCAGGTGGCTCCACAGGCAGGCCTCGGGATCCGGCGCGCGCTGCGGGTTGAGCAGCCGTGGCGTGATGAAGTTCATGCGTAGGCTCCCTGGATGCGCCGGGCCTGAACATCGCCGGTCATTATCGGGCGGTTGCCCCACCATGCGAGGTCCGCATGGTCCTGGCCCGAGGCCAGCGCTTGCCGTTCCGCTTCGTTGAGGTTGTTGACGATGCGGCGGGTGCAGCCCTTGCAGGCTTCCAGGAAGCGAAGCGCCAGATCGTCGTTGATCCGGACGCGGCGGCAATAATGGTCGCGCAGCTTCAGCGCGTCCTGCTGGGTCGCAGGCTGCGCAGCCGTCATCACCCTGATGCGGTTGTCGAAGCGGTCCCATTCCTTCAACTTGGATGGCAGCGCCTCCTCGCCGATCATCATGATGGCGATCGCGGTCGCATCGTGAATGTCGCGGATGATTTCGACCGACCGGCGCGTCACCAGGTAATCCATCTCGTCGATCACCAACGGGCGCGGATGGATGGTCAGCTGCTCGATGATCTGGTCGAGGATGGCGGGTGCGGTGCGCGCCAGCTTCACGACGCCGAGCGAGGTGGCGATCGCCTCGAGCAGCGTGCGCTGGGTCCAGACCGATTTGGCGCAGACATAGCTGGCATTGGTGCGCGCAGCGGCGAAGGCCGCGCCGACCGATTTGCCATAGCCGGAATAGCCGTAGAGCAGGCCGAGCCGGGGCGAGTCCCGGTTGCCAGCCATGCAGTCCATGATGGTGCGGAGAGCCAGGCCCATATTGGTGAGCTGGGCCTGTCCGCCGACGATCGGCGCTGCCGCTCCTGTTGTCAGCGGGAGGTGGCTATCACCTCCGTTTGAAACTGCGCTGCTGTGGGTCATGGGTCGTCTCCTCCTTTTCTCGGGATCAGCTGGCCTGGCCCGACACGCGGTCGGGTCCTGCGGTGTCGGTGGGCACGGCGCGCGGTGGGCGCGGCTCGAACTCTGCGATCATGATTTTTTCGACCTGGTATTCGGTCGACGCGGCATAGGCGCGGGCCGCGCGCAGGGCGCTTTCATCGACCGGCTCGCCGCGTCCCGCCGCGCCCAAAATGGCATCGGCATGCGCGACCTTTTCGGCAATGGTGAGCTCGGCCAACGGACTCGGGTCGCTGGCGATTGCGGGGCGCGCAGTGCGCGCGGGCTTGGGCGCGGGCGGCATGGCGATGCTGTCGATCGCCGCCGTCGTTGCGCGGTGCGTGGGCATTGGCAGCGAGGTGACCTTGCCAGCGGCCTCGGCATCCGCGCGCATGATGTCCTGCGCGGCGCGATCGATGCTGTAGCGGCGCATGCGGTCGCGCATCTCGGCGCGCTGCACCTTCATCCACTGGTCCTGATGCTGACGCGCCTGGCGCGCGAAATCCTGCTGGCTCAGGCCCGCGCGCTCGTAATTGACGGCGACGTCGATGAAGCGGCTGTCCTCGTCAAAGACGAACAGCGCGCCCATGTCATCCTCGTCGCGGCGCACCAGCACGGTTTGGCCGACATAGGCAACGAGCGCCGCGCACCAATAGCGCCCGCTTCTCCACTGGATGCCACGCTTGCCGACCATGCGCGGTCCGACATCGGCGGAGAGCGCGATGCGAAGAACATCCTCCCCAGGTGCAGCAGCGGCGCTCGCCGGCGAGCTTTGCCACTTTGCCATCGGCGTCATCTTGAGCGAGCTGTGGACGGTCAGGTGGTAGACGCCATCGGTCCAGGCATCGATCGCAGCCTGCAGCTCGGCGGCTGACATTCCGGCCTCGATCACGGCGCGCCCGGTTTCCTTGCGGGCGCGGGCACGCAGGGCCTGGGCCTCGGCGACATTGTGACCGATGAAGCCTGGATAGATCTCGGCGCGCTGGCGAGTGAAGGTTCCGAAGACGCGCTCGATGAAGGGCTTGCGCTCCGGGCTGGCGGGAGGGCACGGGCGATGCTCGATGCCCAGGATCTCCAGCGCGCTCACGATCGAGCGGTTGATGAAGCCGCTGCCCTGGTCGGTGATGATCGCCTCGGGCATCACGCCCCAAGCGCGGATCGTGCCGATCAGCAGATTGCGCACGCTCTGCGCGCTTTCGGAATCGCACACCACGAAACGCACGCGGCGCGAGAAGCGGTCGATCAGGCCCAGCACCGCCTTGCGGCCATCGGTCGTCATCACGTCTGCCGGGGTCGTATCGATCTCCCAGATCTGATGGGCGGCAGTGACCGTTGCCGACATGTTGCCGATCGACACGCGGTGCTTGCCCTTGAACTGGTCGGGGTTCCGGAACGAAGCGATCAGCGCGGTGCGCCTCTCCTCGAATTCCTTGATGAACCGGCGCAGCGTCCTGCCGGTGGGCAGCTCGCTGAAATCGGCGCGCAGCGCGTCGAGAATGACGGTCGACGAGAGCTTGCGCTGACAAAGATAGGCCTCGACCGCCTCGGCGACCTCGGGATGCTCATCCCACCAGCTGGGCCGTCCGCGACCGCGCCGGTTCTCATTGGCTGCGCGCGGCGTATCCGATCGCTTGGCCGCTTCGCGCGCCAAGAGGTCTGCGCGCGCCGCCTCGGGCAGCGCTGCGATGGAGAAGTGCCGCCCGCCCAAGGTTGCCGGGCGCTCGAGATAGTCCCAGCCTTCAGCCAGGGCGCGCTCGCGGATGCGATAGGCAGAGCGCGGCAAGCCATCAAGCTTGAGGTCTGCGATCTGCTGCGCGGTCAGGTGCGTCTGGACCTTCACGCGCGCCCCCGAAAAAAACGGGATGTTTCATTCCGAGATAGAACAAAAACGGTGCGATTGCGGTACGCAGTGTGATAGGGCAGTTTCATGCCGCGCACTCCGATGACTGGAATCGGCGAGCGCGGGCGTAGTTGGTGCTGGGCTGGGGGCGCTTCCTGGCACCGTTGGAGTGATAGCGCGATGGCCAGATTTGATGCGCAGGCGTCTGCAGGAAATCAGCAATGACAGCTTCCGCATTCTTGTGCGGACGGTCGAGTGCCAGCGACATCGTTTGTCGGCTGATCCCGGCGCGCTGTCCAAGCGCCGCAAGGGTCACGCCCTTGGCACGCACAGCAGCTTTGATTTCCTCCGGATGCCAATCCATCACATCTGATGCCTTATCAGCAGGTTTGAAGCTAGGCCCGGTATGATGACCATCAAAAATGATGTCAAGTCTAAAAACAATGATGCAGCGTTTGAGGCATTGCCTGCGGCTGTGGCCGCTAAGCTACGGGAAATGCTCAGTTCCCGACCTCAGGCCGAAGTTGCAGCATTGATGGATGTGTCTGTACCAACCGTTCAGCGAATGGTGGCCGGCACTTCGCCGCTTACGATCGGAAAGCTATTCCGACTGGCCGACGGGCTCGGAATGCCACTTGAGCGGATCTTCGAGCTGAACGTTCCTGGGCAGCAGGTTGAGGGCGGGATCCCCATCCACGATGTATCGTTCTCCGCCGGCGGCGGTGCAGAGATCATCCTTGCCGGGGAATCGGATCAGAAGGCTATGTTCCCGCTCTCGTGGCTGCGGCAGCAATTCGGGAAGATTGACAATCTGCGTATGGTTCGCGTTGCAGGCGACAGCATGCATCCTACGATTGCCGATGGCGAGTGGGTCATCATTGATCTAGACAGGACGAGCGGCCCAGGCATCTTTGCCCTAAGACTGCACGACCAGGTCTACATCAAGCGGCTGCAGTTTCAGCCGAGCCGCGTCCTGGCGATCAGCGACAATCCCTCGCACGAAGTATTTGTGATCGATCTAAAGGACAAAGCTGACCGCGATGCATTCCAGGTGATCGGTCGCGTTGTCTGGACGGGCAAGATGCTTTAACGCCTTACAGCAAACGGAGTTGGTCTCTTGATTTCGGCAATGGCCCTTTCATTGGCATCCCTATCGCTTATGCCTCCCGTTCAGGTTCATGCTGGCCAAATCTGGTCGTTGATCCGATCGAAAGACGAGCTAACGGACAAGGTGTCAGTCGCCCTGCAGGTGAGCGATGCGAACGCGGGCTGGTCCTTCGGCTTCGTTTGTGCACCGGGCGACGAGTTGGCTCTCGGAGTCTTGTTGCAGCGCTTTCCGGAGCAAAGGGATGGTGACCATGTTCTTCCTTCGAGGATCGATAGCGCGCCGATACGATTAGATCGCTGGCAAGTTTGGGGGAAACGAGCCGAGCTTATCGATCGCTCTCTCGTGCCAGCGTATTTCGCTAGCCGGGAGAAACTTGTCATTCGCTTCAATAAACTAGGTGGCGACACCTATGATTTGATCGGTCGGATGTCCGGCACTGAAGATGTTAGGCAAAAATTTGCAGACGCGTGCGCCGCAATCGGGGCACCTTTGGACAACCTATAAAAGTTTGGCGAGTATGTACCTGTAAGCCGATCTGATCTGGCGACGAATGCTCGTTAATCAAGCTTTGTACGATATCGGCGTTGCCTCAAGCCAAACCCCATTCCTTCTCGAGTCGGTCTATTTCGTCTAGGAAGCCGCCAACAAGCGGCTCGTGCATTGTGTCGATGCCTATCTCGATCGTGCGAACTGCGGAGACCCTCTTGAGATACTTGGCACTCAGATGCGGCCTCAGGGCTAGATATTCGGGTGAAGTTCGTATCGTCCCGCGCCAATCTGAATGCTCGTCGGCCTCGTGTCGTGCTACCAGAGCTCGCGCCTCGCGGATCATGGCAAGTCGACGCATATCAATTTCTTTCGCTTGGTCAGCCTCTCGTTGAGCGCGATGATCAACAGGAGCAGGGCGTGGCTCAACATACGTCCACGCCAAGGCGCTGATGTAACCCACCGCCAACAACGTTAGCGTCATTGTCAACAATGGGTGAGCCAGTGCGGCAACCAATTCGGTTGCAATTCCGCCCATCCAAGCTCTCGGGCCGTCCCAGATGGCGAAAAAGCTTCCGGCGGCAATGATCACGCCAGGAGTTCCAATCAAAACTGCGCGAATCTGTTTTTTGCCCACGCCCAACCCTATCGCAGACATAGCCGCTGCGAAAGTAGCGTCGCCACTGTCAGCAATCGCGAGTGCATTGTAGCAGTTATCGGCATTACCCGTTTAAGCCCCGTAGAGAACGATCTGCATCGCGCCCCCAGCTCAGGTACCCAAAGGTGCGCCGCCATGCATGGACAGGATGCCCATCGCAAAATTCGGGCCATTGCGTTAATGAGGCTGGGTCAGGCGCAGACCTCACCTTGGCCGACATGGTCTTTTTGGTGCTAGATTTCAGCGATGAGCTCGACTCCCGTGGTCACAGCGCCTCCAGTCTACCCTAAGCAGTTTAGCTGTGCATCTTTAGGACAGGTCATGAAGTTAATTGACGATCTAGCGCCATTTGAGAGTCCCAAGCTGCTGATAGAATGTGCACCTGAAAATATAGATCGCCTAGATAAATACTGTCACGAGTATTTTTCCGGCAGTCCGTATGAAGTTGTGGAAAAAATTGACCATATGACTAAGGCAAAGACCTGTTGCTTTCGGTTTCAGAAAAAATTACCCAGCAAAATTCGAACGGTATCTCATTCAATACTAAACGATTTACGCCACGCGCTCGATCAAGCAGTTTGTGAAAGTGTAATCGTCTTAGGTAATAAAAATGCTAAGGAAACATACTTTCCTTTTGCCCGAGATATCAGCGACCTTCCTGAACGAATGAATAAGGCATGCAAAAAGGTACATCCTGAAATTCAAGAATACTTGAAAAATCTACGCCCATATAATGATGGAGATGCTATTCTATGGAGCTTAAGCCGACACTCTGGCCCCAACAAGCATCAGAGAATTATCCAGATCGGCATCACAAAAGGGCTGGAAGGTTATGAAATTGTCGATAGCCGCTATACATTTATTATAAATCCTAGATGGCTTGATGAAACCAATGAGTTAGAATTTGCCAAAATTGGATACGGTGGCCATCTCAAGTTTAATTACAAATTTGTTTTTGGAATTGTTTTCGGAGATATTGAGGTAATCGGGGGTGATTGCGTCTTAGATACATTTCGCACCTACTTTTCTAAGGTGCAAGAGATCGTATCTGAGATCGAACTGAAGACAATGCGCATTCTTGAGATAGAGCAAGGCTGACTTCGTTTAAAGGTTGGTCAGAAGTGCCTCTGCCAGTTGCCTTTTCGCCTGAACCGGGCCAGAAGATAGGTGCCTGACCGGCCCGGCTCCGGGTGACCTGGGTCACCCGGACGCGCCCTGCAGACCCGGCCTAAGCCATGGTCCATGGATCAGGCAATTTCCTTCAGCAGCGGCGCGGGCACCATCCGCATCTTCAAGCCGGGCAGCTTCACGTCGGTCGACGGGAGCCGCCACAGCTTTTCGCGTGACGACCTGGTGCAGGCCGCTGCGGCCTATGACGCGGAAGGCGATCCTGCGCCGCTGGTCATCGGCCACCCGCTTACCGATCATCCCGCCTATGGCTGGGCAACCGGCCTGCGCCTCGAAGGCGATCAGCTGATCGCCGAGGTCGACAAGGTCGCGCCCGAATTTGCCGAGGCCGTCAACGCCGGTCGGTACCGCAAGGTCAGCGCCTCGTTCTACCCGCCCACGCACCACGGCAATCCCAAGCCCGGCAAGTGGTACCTGAAGCATATCGGCTTCCTGGGTGCCGCCGCCCCCGCCGTCAAAGGCCTGGGCACCGTCTCGCTCGCCGAGGGCGACACCGACGGCCTGGTCAGCTTCGCGCTGCACGAATCCCCCGACAACGATCCCAGCCAGGAGACTTCCAACGTGACCACCAAGACCGACGACAAGCCTGTCGATTTCGCTGAGCGCCAGCGCGAGCTGGACGAGCGCGAGGCCGCGATCAAGGCGCGCGAAGACGCCGCGATCAAGGCAGCGCGCGATGCCCGCCATGCCGACCATGTGAGCTTTGCAGAGGGCATGGTTTCCAAGGGCACGCTCGCACCCGCCGGCAAGGCGCTGCTGGTCGGCGTTCTCGACCAGCTCGGCGAGGCGAGCGAGCCGGTGAGCTTTGGCGAAGGCGATGCCGACACCATGCCGCCCGCCGCCGCGCTCAAGAAGCTGCTGGGCGGCGCAAAGCCGCTGGTCAGCTTTGCCGAGCTTGCCCCGAAGGATGGCGATCCCAAGGCGAAGGTCGCCAATTTCGCCGCGCCTCCGGGCTATTCGGTGGATCCCGCGCAGGCCGAGCTCTTCGCCCGCGCCAAGGCCATACAGGCCGATAAGCCCGACATGGCCTGGATGGACGCCGTTCGCCAGGCCGAGGTCTGACGTTCGCGCGCTGATGCCGCCGCAGGGCTGCGCTGCCTGATCGGCGAGCAGCCCGCTTCCAAACCCGTTTCAACCTGAAGGAAACCCCGATGCAGAGTACCCCGATCTTCTCCCCGACGGTCATCGCTGCCGCCGCGCTGGCCGCCAATCGCTTTGTCACCTTTGCCGGGGCCGTGTGCGGCGCAGGCGCAAAGGCGTTCGGCGTCGCGCAATATCCCGCCGCAGCTGGCGATGCGGTTGCCCTCAACGCGCTGGGCACCACCAAGGTGGAAGCCGGTGGCGCGATCGCGGTCGGTGGTCCGATCAAGTCCGATGCCAACGGCAAGGCCATCGCCCAGGGCGGCAGTGGCGAGATCCTGGGCTACGCGATCGAGGCCGCGTCCGGCGACGGCAAGATCATCGAGATGTTTCTCACCCCGTAATTCGCGAACCCCAGCGGGCCGGCGCGCGCTGCCTGCCCGCTGACCCTTCACCATCGGCGCAAACCCATCATTTCGGAGACCCAGTTCATGCCCACCGGCCAACAGATGAACGCTGCCCAGGCGCGCGTTGTCGATCCCATCCTGACCAATCACGCTCGCGGCTACAGCAATGCCGAGATGATCGGTCGCTTCCTTTTCCCCACGGTGACCATGCCGACACGTGCGGCCAAGCGGATCGAATTCGACCGCTCCAGCTTCCGTCGTCGCCGCACCCGCCGCGCGCCAGGCGCTCCGATTGCCCGGCTCGAATTCGGGTACGAGGGCAAGACCGTGAACCTCCATCAGGAGGCGCTGGCCAGCGTGATCCCGATCGAACATCAGGAAGAGGCGAGCGCCATTCCCGGCATCAACCTGCAGCAGACCGGCGTGGATACCGTCCTGGCGGTGATTTCGCTGGAGAAGGAAATCCAGCAGGCTCAGGTGGCGCGCAATGCCGCCAGCTATGCCTCGTCCAACAAGGTCGCGCTCAGTGGGACCAACAAGTGGTCGAGTCCGGACAGCGACCCCAAAACCCAAGTGTTCGACGGCAAGGAAGTGATCCGCAGCCGCATCGGTCGTCGCCCGAACACGCTGGTGTTGGGCGGCAAGGTGACCAGCTCGCTGCAGAAGCATCCCAAGCTGCTCGAGCATTTCAAGCACACCAACAGCTCCGCCATCACGATCCCGATGCTGCAGTCGTATTTCGACATCGAGAATGTCGTGTCGGGCGACGCAATCTACGACACCGACGATGCCACCACCGTCGATGTCTGGGGCGGCGACGTCATCATGGCCTATGTCCCGCCTGAAGGCATGCGCGCCATGCCGCTGCCGAGCTACGGCTATACCTATCAGCTGGCCAATCACCCGCTGGTCGAAGCCGTCGAATGGGATGGCGACATCCGCAGCTGGAAGAACGCCGTGCTCGACGAGTTCTCGGCTGAGCTGGTCGGCGCCGACGCAGGCTTCCTGTTCCAGGCCGCATTCTGATCCTGTGGTGCAGCCTGGCGTGAGGGGCGGGTTTCCCTGTTCACCTGCCTCTCACGTTTCCTCTCCCTGATCCTTCGGAGACACCTATGCCCCTCTACACCGTTCTCACGCGCCTGCTCGGTCGCGAACCCAAGGGCGAAGATAAGCCCGGCTCGGTCATCGAGCTGGACGAAGACGATGCGCTCGAGCTGGTCGCACTCGGCGCGCTCGAGCCTGCGCCCGACGACGCGGTCGCCAACGATGGATCCGACCCGATCAAAGCGGCGCTCGGCGCGCTCAACGTCAAGCAAATGAAGGCGCTCGCAGCAGCGGCCCAGCTTGACCTCGGAACTGTCACTAAGAAACCGGACATCCAGCAGCTGCTGGCTGACAGCGTCGATCGCGATGATGCCGACCAGGTCGCCGCCTTCATCGTCATGGCCGAGACCGCAAAGGCCGCGTGATGCAAGAACTGGCGATCTTGCTCGCAATCTGCGCGTCGGTAGCAGCATTCGCGGCATTTGTGCCGTTCGGCTGGCTCGTCCTGTTGGATAACCTTCAGGCTCAGCAAGACCTGGCGCGTGAAGAGCGATTGATCGTTATATGCGGCGGCCTCTGTTTCGTCGCGATCGGCCTGTCCGTTCTGTCGGGCGTGTTTTGGGCGCTCGACATTTGGTGGGCGGCATGAGCGTCATCCGCCGTCTCAAGAGTCCGCAGGAGACGCTGGTCGAGGACCTGGGACCTGCCCAGGCGATCGTCAGCGTCACCAGCGAGGCGCGCGGCCTGGTCAGCGGATCTGCTTTGCTCGATCTGGATAATGCGATCGTGGCGGGGCGCGCCAGCCTTAGCATCGGCGGCGGCAGCGACGGTGAGCTCTATCTGATCACCGCGCTGCTCGACACCGTCGGTGGGACACGCGACACCCAGATCGAGCTGGCCGTGCTGGACGGCAGCTGGACGATGCCGGGCGGTGGTGCACCGATGCTGTCGATCGAGGCCTTTGTCGATCGCTTCGGCCTGGACGAGATCATCCTGCTCACCGATGCCGGCGACGGGCGCATCGATCGCAAGATGCTGATCGGCGCTCTGTCCGACGCGCAGGCGCAGGCCGAGGCCTATCTGGCCGATCGGTACACTCTGCCGCTCGCCACCGTGCCGCAGCTGGTCGAGATGGCGATTGCCGACATCGCGCATGCCCGGCTGTATCGCCGCGAGCTGCCCAAGAACGTCGAGGATGCCCAGAAGATCGCGATGCGCAATCTCGAGGCGATCGGCAATGGCAAGATCAAGCTCGGCATTCCGCTGGCCCCGTCAACCAGCTCCGACCCCGTGCTGATCGCGCCAGGTCGCCCGGTCTACGGCGATCGTCTCAAGGGCTATGTCCGGTGAGCGCCGCGACCATCAACCTGTTCGACCAGCTCACGCCCGCGCTGCAGCGCGCGATCGAGGCCGTCGGCGATCTCAGCACCCCGATGGCCGAGATCTCGGTCGATTGGCTGGAAGCGACCCGGACGCGGTTCAACCAGCAGGTCGATCCCATGGGCGTGCCATGGAAGCCTCGGCGCGATACTGAAAACCCGAACCCGTTGCTGGTGGAACGCGGCGATCTGCGCAACCAGCTCGACAACGCTTCCGGCACGGACTTTGCCGAGGTCGGCGTCCAGGCGACGGGCGGCCCCGCCATTTATGCTCGCGTGCATAATGAAGGGGCGACGATCCGGCCCCGCACCGCAGGTGGTTTGCGCACGCCCTTTGGCGTCTTTGCGCAGATCGTCATTCCCAAGCGCCAGTTCATCGGTGCTTCCGACGCTGACCAGGCCAATGCTGTCGCCATCCTGACAGACCATCTGAAGGCCGCTTTCAATGGCGATGCAGGGGGTGATCAATGATCGCTCTGCAACCCATCGTCGACCAACTCAAGCCGCTGCGCAACCTGGCCAAGCATGTCGACGGCGCGATCGAGTTCGCCTCGCTGCGCACCGCGCCCACGGTGCTGCCCGCCTGGTACGTCATCCCGACCCGCGAGACCGCAAGTCAGAATGAGCGGACCAGCACGATCCACCAGCGGGTCGACGTGCGCTTCCAGGTCGTCGTCGTCCTTTCTGCCCAGGCACGCAACCAAGACAAGGTCCGCGAGGATCTGAAGACCCATGTCGATGCGATCATCGGTGCGCTGCTGGGCTGGAAGCATCCCGAGGCCAATGGCGAGTGCCATTACGACGGCGGCGCGCTGCTGGTTTCCGACGGCCAGGTCATCGCCTGGGCTGTCCAGTTCCGAACATCCCGCACCGAAAGGAAGATCTGATGAAAGCCCCCAGAAAGCCTGCCGATGAAGCCAGTGCCATTTCTGCCGCGACGGCAAAACCGGCTCCGGAAACAAGTGCCGCCCAGGAGGGAGGCGAGAAGACCGAAGCTGAAGGGGATGCTGCGGCGCTCCCTGTGAGTGGGGTCACCCCAACGTCCAACCCGGTTCGCAATGCATATGGGTTGGAGCTGGACCGGTTCGGTCTGCCTGTCAACGGCCCGGCGCGCGCAGCGGTGCTGTCGACGATGGAGATCGCCGACCCGGCGCTGGAGCCGGGTGAGTGGGATTTTCGCGACGGCGAGCGTGCCGCCAAGGTGATGGAGAAGATTTATGGTTGATGTCCGCCGCGTCGTCGCAGCCAAGCCTGAAGCCGTTTACAAGACCGACAGCATCCCGACGCTGGCCGATGATGCGATCATGACGCGCAACTATTCGATCGTCCCGTTGGAGGTCGATCAGCTGCAGCGCAACCTGGATAATCGGGCCTATGGCGCGAGCAAGGGCAAGCCGACAAACAAGCGCATGCGATCGTCGTATGAGGTCGAGCTCGCAGGAAGCGGCACCGCTGGCACCGCGCCGCCCTGGATGAAGCTGCTCGCAGCCTGCGGCATGGCCACGCCGGCGCTTGTCGCCACCACCTCCGCCACCCAGAAGTTCGCCGCCGCCGGTGCGGTGGCTGGCTCGCTCAGCGAATATAGCTGGGTGGGTGATCAGCAGCGCAAGATGATCGGCGCGCGCGGTACCTATTCGCTCGATTTCACGGCGGGTCAGGTGCCGTTTGCCAATCTGCAGTTCACGGGTCTGGTGCCCGTTGCCAGTCCGCGCGTCGTCTCCGCACCGACCGGCGCGGACTTTACCGACTGGCAGGAGCCGCTTGAGGTCAACGACGTCAACACGATCCTGATGCTGGATGGCTTTGCTGCTGTCACCCGCTCGCTGACGATCGATGCCGGGGTTGCCATCAACCTGCGCAGCCTAATCGGCGCGCGCTATGTGCGCCGTGGCAACCACAGCGCTAGCGGCAGGCTGATGATCGAAGCGCCTTCCTCCGCGACGAAGGATTATCTCGCTTCGCTTGAGGACGGCGCGCTGATCCCGATCACGCTGACCCATGGCACCGATCCCGGCAACATCCTCGAGATCAGCGCCACCAAGGTTCAGGTCACCAATATCACCGAGTCCGCCGAGGACGACGTGCTGATGTTCAACATGGATCTGCTGTTCACCACGGACGGCGGAGCCGACGACCTGGTCATCACCGCGAAATAGCCCCGCAGCCGAAGACTCGCCCAGCGGGTCGCACGGGGGTGAGTGGTTCGCTGCTCACCCCCACACCATCAAGAAACAGGAGATATGTGATGTTCAAGCTAGTCAAGGAACGCCTGGTCTGGTGGCCGGTAACGGTCGCCACCCCCGCCGATGACGGCAATGTCGATGAGCAGACATTCAGCCTGAAGTTCCGCGTCCGCGATGTCGATGGCAACCGGGAGCTGCTGGCCAGCGCTCCGGCGATGGCGACCGGCGATGCGGGCGAAAAGCCGCTGTCTGAGACCTATGCCGACTTCGTCGAGCAGCTCGCCACCGATTGGAAGGACGTCGCCGAGGAAGGCGCGAAAGATGCGCTGCCTTTCAGCCGCTCCAATCTGGTCGAAGTGATGAAGGTGCCCGGCGCATTCATGGCCGTGCTGGAAGCTTATCGCAGCTGCTCGCTGGGCGAGAAGGCGACGCGCGCGGGAAACTGAAGGCGCTGGCGGCGCGCTGGGCGGGCGGTCGCGGCGGCGCTGTCATGGCCGACGATGCGGCGACCGCCAATGCCAAGCTGCCTGCCTGGATGAAGCGCAAGGAAGAGAAGGATGAAATTCAGCTGCTGCCAGACGAAGCGGACACGGCGCAGCTCTTTCTCGCGCTCGGCACGCAATGGCGACGGCACGCGATGACGGGCATGTGCCTTGGCCTTGATTATGGCGTGATCCCGCCGACTGCGCAGATGTTGGGCATCGCGCTCAATCCCGAGCGTTTCCTCGACCTGCGCATGATGGAGCAGGCCGCGCTCGACCAGATCGCCAGAAAGGCCGCACGATGACGCTTGTCGTTCGCGCGAGGATCGAGGTCGACAAGGGCAGCGCCCAGGCGGATTTGCGCCAGGCGTCCGAAGCGGTCAAACAGGTTGGCGATGCCAACCGGGATGCGGCCACTGGCGCGGCAGCGCTGACTGCCGCCACCAACACCATGTCCGCTGCGCAACGGGGCGCTGCAGAGGCTGCGCGCACCGAAGCTGCGGCCCAGACCCAGGTGATTGAAAGCCGGCGCGCGCTGCAGCAATCGCTGGCAGGCTTGGTTCAACAATATGACCCGCTGACCACGGCCCAGAACCGAGCCCAGGCAGCACTGGCCGAGCTAAATGCGCTCGAGCGCCAAGGCATGGTCGGTCGCGAGGAAGCCCTTGTTGTCGCGCGCAACATCGGCGCTGAGTACGATCGCACCGCCGAAGCCATCCAGCGCGCTGGCCTGGCTACGCGCCAGAATGCCGAGCTGACAGAGGACGACACTCAAGCGAAGGTCGCCAACGCCGCTGCCGTAGGGCGGCAACGCGCGGCGTATCAGCAGCTGGGCTTTCAGGTCCAGGATGTTTTCCAGCAGATCGCACTCGGCATCAATCCGCTGGTGATCCTGGCCC